CCGTGAAGAATTATTAAAAACGCTGACATAAATACAAAAAGGACATAATATGCCAACATATGTAGGATTTAGCACAATAAACGCAAATAAGCCCCGCTCTACCAATCTGCCTCAGGGTGTAGATGGTGGTACAGGTAGTTTGACTAATCCTATCGTATTTGGAAAAAAGTTCACATTAGTTGATGAACAATTAGTAATACAAGACTTTTTAAATGCTTTAAATATTCCTCAAGGACAAAAAGTAGGAAATCCTAAATACGGTACAACATTGTGGTCGTTTGTATTCGAGCCAAACACAGCAGATGTACAATTTCAACTTGAGAACGAACTACGTAGAGTTGCAGGCAGTGATCCAAGACTTGTTCTGAACTCTGTTAAAGCATTTCCCAAAGAAAATGGAATACTTTTAGAAGTTGAAATTGCGATTACTCCCTTTAATAACGCACAACTATTGAGCGTTTTCTTTGATCAAAGCACAAACAGAGCCAAGATTCAGTAATCAAAATCCATACTTTTAAGTATGATAAATACTGAAAAGAGAAATAATCCATGGCTACAAGTTCAAGACAATCAGCACTTTTTGGTACAAACGACTGGAGAGCGATATACCAAACCTTCCGCGAGGCAGATTTTAGAAGTTATGACTATGAAACATTACGCAAAAGTTTCATCGATTATCTGCGTGTCTACTATCCTGAAACGTTTAATGACTTTGTAGAATCAAGTGAATTTATTGCATTACTTGATGTTATCGCATTCATGGGTCAAGGCCTTGCATATCGTAGTGATTTAAATGCCCGTGAAAATTTTATTGATACTGCTGAACGTAGAGACAGTGTTATCAAACTAGCCAACCTGGTTAGTTATAACCCTAAAAGAAATCTTGCCGGTCAAGGTTATATAAAAATAACAAGTATACAAACAACTGAAAATATTACCGACATTAATGGTTTTAATTTGAGTAATTTCCCCATTCTTTGGAATGATCCTGCAAATGCAAATTGGCTAAATCAATACAATACTATAATCAATGCTACATTAATTAACTCACAAAAAATTGGTAGGCCCGGTAATAGTCAACAAATTTTAGGTATAAAAACAGACGAATATAGTGTCAACATACCTATTGCCAACTTGCCGATAGTTCCGTTTACAACCACCGTAGATGGAAAAACAATGAACTTTGAACTTGTTAGTGTTACAAGTGTTGATAGTGATAATGTTTACGAAATTCCACCTTCTCCTAGTGGAAAAATGAATATACTTTTTAGAAATGACAAATTGGGTTACGGAAGCCCAAACACAGGATTTTTCTTTTATTTCAAACAGGGTTCATTAAACACGTATGATTTTAATCTTCAACAACAAATTGCAAATCAAGTTGTTGATATTAATATTGAAGGTATAAATGAAACTGATACTTGGTTATTTCAACTTAATGTAAGTAATAATACTAGACTTTTGTGGAAACAAGTTGAAAATGTATATGCAAACGCATATCTACAAACAGAATCTAGCGCCAGAAAAATTTTCAGCGTAGCATCTAGATTTAATGATCAGGTAAGTTACACATTCGGTGATGGCGTATTTTCAGAAATGCCAGTGGGTACATATAGAGCGTATGTTCGTGCAGGCAATGCACTTACATATACAATTGATCCTATTGAAATGCAAGGCATTACAGTAAACATTCCATATGTAAGTAGAGTTGGTAGAGTAGAAACATTACAGTTAGGTCTTACACTACAAACTCCTGTGTCAAATGCACAAGCAAGAGAACCATTATCGCAAATTAAACAACGAGCACCAGCCAGATATTATACTCAAAATCGTATGGTAAATGGTGAAGATTATAACAACTTCCCATATACATTATACAGTTCAATTATTAAGTCTAAAGCGATTAATAGAACAAGCATCGGCGTTAGTAAAAATTTAGATTTATTGGATCCAACCGGAAAGTATTCTAGTACTAATAGTTTTGCAAATGATGGTGCCATCTATCAAGATGACACTGAAGGATTCTTAAATCTTACTATCAATAACACTGGCGATATTATTAGTTTCTTGACTACTAACTTAGCAGTAGCACTATCAGGAAATAAAGCGAGACAATATTATATTGCCGATACAACTACATATCCTAGATATAATCTTTCTACTAATTACGGAAACATATATTGGAATGTTTCTACAGTAAATGCAAATAATGTTACCGGTTATTTTTATAATATAGTAGGAAGTGCAGAAACGCCTGTACCAATTGGAACATATTCAACATATACATTAAAATATATAACACAGGGGTCATTAATTAAATTTGAAGCACCTTCAGGTTATTATTTTGATTCTAGTAACAGACTTGTTGCAGGCATTGCTGGACCAAGTAATAGAACATATTTTTGGACTACTGTATTGAATGTAGTAGGTGATGGTTACAATAATGGTGTTGGTCAGTTTGCGACCGGCATAGGTCCAGTTACATTAAACGGGTTAGTTCCAGAAGGTGCTGTAGCAACACAGATTATACCTGCATTTGACAATACACTACCTAATATTGTGATACAAGAATGCTTGACAAGAATGGAACTTAACCAAGACTTCACGTTGATTTTTGATAATAGTTTATTAATTACGCAACAAAGATGGCAAGTTAGTTCATTCACTGATCCTGAATATTTTGTGAAGTTTACAAGTTTGGGTAGCAATAGATATGTTGTAACATATCGCTCATTAAATTATTATTTTGGTAGTGTTGCAGACACAAGATTTTTCTTTGAAAGTGGTAAACTTGTTTATGATCCATTCTCAGGAAAAATTTTGCAAGATTATGTAAAAGTACTTGAGTCTAATACACAGCCAGGTAGTAATAATCCACTATCAGTACCTATTCAAGTTAACATCACTGGTCAAACTATTGAAACTGATGGATATGTAAATGACTTTGAAGTTGAAGTTTCAAGCATCGATGTTAATGATAGAGTTGTTATTTTAAATCCAGACTTTTTCACAACACTTACAGGCTATCAATTTGGTGCAACAAATGTTGGAATATATGTATTCTTTCAACGAGTTGAAGATTCTGTCACACTTTCTAGGTATCAAATTATTCCAACTACCGATGTAATTTTTCAATATCCAACAATCACGCAAGTTGAAGTTGTAAAATACGATTATCCAGTCAATACATTGTTTTATGCATATGCTGAAAATAAATTTTATATTTCTGTGCAAGATCAAACTGTAACTACACCTTCATATATAATGATAGAGCAAACTGAAGGTGCATATAAAGTGTTGCCAGGTAGACAGGGTTTATCATACCAATACAGACATAATAGCAATAATACTACCCGTATTAATCCTGCCACAACAAATATTATAGATTTATATGTGGTACCTCAAAGTTATTATACTGCGTATCAAAATTATATTCAGGACAGTACAAATAGTATACCAATGCCAACAAGACCTACAATTAGTGAATTAAGTAATGAATATAGTGGGTTACAAGAATATAAAATGTTAAGTGATTCAATGGTTATGAATAGTGTTGTGTTCAAGCCATTATTTGGTCCTAAAGCACCACCCGCTTTACGAGCAACAATAAAAGTTATCAAGGCACAAAATACTGCTGCAAGTAATAGTGAAATAAGAAGTGCTGTGCTTTCATCAATGAATGATTATTTTAACATTAATAATTGGAACTTCGGCGATACATTTTATTTCTCAGAGTTAAGTGCGTATCTGCATGATCAACTTGGCGAATTAGTAAGTTCAGTTGTGTTGGTTCCAAATGACCCAACATTAAGTTTTGGTGATCTATATGAAATTAAATGCGCCCCTTATGAAATATTTGTAAACGGTGCTACTGCAAACGATGTGGTAGTAATCGCAGCGTTGACACCCAACGAGTTACAGGCAAGATAAGTAATATAAAGAGAAAACACGATGGTCTCACGAATCAGAACACTTAACTTTCTTCCGGAAGTCTTTCAAACTGTTACTAATGCACAGTTTTTAAATGCAACATTAGATCAAATTGTTGACCAACCTAACACAATGCGTGTGCAAGGTTATGTTGGAAGTAAAATTGGTTATGGTGTAAATGCTAAAGACTATTATGTTACAGAACCTACAAAAACACGAACAGATTATCAACTTGAGCCGGGCGTAGTTTTCTTAAAAGACGGCACAAGTGTAGCACAAGATTTTATAAGTTATCCTGGAATTGTTGATGGGCTAGCACTTGAAGGTGGTGTAGTTAATGACAATAGTAGACTATTTGAGTCTCAATTTTATTCATGGGAAAGTTATACCAACCTAGATAAAATAATTAATTTTAATCAGTATTATTGGCTACCAGACGGTCCAGAATCAGTAACAATTTCAACTGACATCATTTTTAATGCAGGTCAGTTTATTGTCACAGATACTCCAAACGGATATAATATCACATTAGATGGACAGCCTCAAGGTGCAACCAATCCCGTTATCACATTATTACGTGGTGGCACATATACTTTTACTGTAAATCAAGACAGTCAATTTTGGATTCAAGGTGAGCCTGGTGTAAGTGGATATGATCCTGCACAACCAAATATACCAGTTCGTGATATACTAGGAGTTTCTAATAACGGTGCTGAAGTTGGGTTAGTAACGTTTACTGTACCATTTAAGAATGCACAGGATGAATATAATTTTCCTGGTAACAATCCCGTAGGTGTTGTTAGTACTACACCGTTTGATCAAATTAATGGTAAAAGAGTTAGTGAACTAACAAATGGTATTGATGGTGTAACAGCACTCAACAATCTTACATTAATGTTTTATAATACCGGTGTAAGTAATGAACAAGGGTTCGTACAGAAATTTTATGACAAAACTCTATATGATGAATCGGGTCCATATTCAGGAACACAAACTGTAAGTACCCCATCAGGACCTGTTACTTTCCCGGTTGGTGGAAATCCATATGTATTTCCTGGCACAAGTTTGGATGAAACAAACTTTGAAGGTGGTTTTTACACAGACGTTGCCGCAACATTTTATAGAATAGTATATGTGGGAGATATGGCTGATCCTACAATTCAGTTAGTAGTACAAGGTCCTATACCTACTAATGAAAAAATTATTCCACAATATGGTACTCAATGGGTAGGTCGCGGATTCTATAGAAACACTGCCGGAACTATATCATTAATACCTTATCTAAG